CTCCTTTAAAATCAACCACGCAGCGATTATCGCACTGATCCACCGCGCCCCGCCAGCCAGCGAAGCCAACACCCATTGCTGCCTAGCCGATGCCACAATCAACTCGCGGACGCGGGCCAGCTCCTCATCTGTCAGTTGGTCTTTCATTTACTAGATTTCCTCCGTCCAGATAAGCGAAGTGCCCATCTCCGCAGCCGCGCCTGAGACGCGGCTTGCTGTGATGGTCAGCGTGTCACCAGCCGCCAGCCGCAACTGGCTGGCCTTTAGGTCAAAGAACTGCGAACCACTCGGCCCCAAGTTAAACACCGCCAACTGCTTTCCGCCGCTAAAGCCCGTCGCAGTAGTATCGACAATCGCGGTGCTATTCGACTGGTTTGTGTATTGGAAGTTAGCAGGGCCAGTCAGAGTTGCGTTTCGGATCACACGGAAAATTGCACCTTTGGTACTGTCCGTCGATATGGAAAACAGCGTCGGTAAGATAATGCCGTTGTTTGACGTGTCACCAAACTGGCGGCGAGACTTAAGCGTAAAAAGCGGCACCTCTGTCGTGATGCTGGGCTTGGATGACGATCCACCAAACACTGGCGTAGGGCCAATCCCACCATTATGTGCCGCCATGCCAGACGCGCCTGCAACAGTCAGGTTTGTTGTGCTGCCCGATGACGACGACACCCAACCCACGCGGAGCGATGGGTTTCGGAAGTTGGTCGTGGTGTTGGCGTTTGTCCAATCCACCACATGCACCAACTCATACGAACGCGAGGTCGGGTTAAAGATGTAGTATTTCAGCGGGCCGTAGCCGAGGTACGCAAATTCAAACTTAAAGAGGTTTCCCTTTGTCTTGTCGAGCCAAGACGCTGTGCTGACGTTCCACGAAGCCTGCGGAACCCATGTCTCTGTCGGCGTAACGCCCGCCGATGTCTGAACAACCGTCGCAGTAAATGTGCCAGATGGAACGGTGGCAGAATATGTGCCTGTGCGCGGTCCGGGGTTGATGGCCGTAAACACAACCGTTGAGTCAACTTGCTGAATATACCAAAGCGATGCCGCTGCGCCAGCAAGCAGCCCGTCTGCGATCTCTCGCGCATTCTGCGCCGCCGTGCCTGACGTGATCGGTGCAGTATATGCTACGCCGTTGAGCGTTACAGTGGCCGTGACACTGGTGCCAGATGCCGCCGTGACAGTAAGCGTGCGGATTGCGTAAGACCCGCCGTAGCGGTGCATCACGCCGAAGCTGGTGCCATTGTATCCGAAGAACAGCCCGTCAATGGCAGAGAAAAGTCCAGTAGCCTGAAAGCTGTTTGCGACAGGTGCCGTAAACCGCGCCGTGATGCGTGCCTCTACCCCAACACCCGGCATATAGACCAGCGGATAACGCGACCAAATTACGCCGTATCCACCCGAACTTGTCCCTGTCTGGCATAAGAATTCGGCGTTGCTTGCCGTAGCAGACCCGCCTGTGGCCGAGAATGTCGTGATTGCGTCGGTAAGCCCGTAGGTGGCTTTGATTGCCAAGTCGAGCCGCTGATTGACAACAATCTGGTCCCCAAAAGAGGACAGCGGAAGAACCTGTGGTGGGATGTACGTCATGTGATAAACCAATCTGTGCCGTTTGACTGCACGGTCAGGCACGTCCACTGGACGGCTATGCTGATCGAGATGTTGCCGTCGATAGTTTCTGCGCCATCCGCGGCAATAGTAACTGCATTTGCCGTAGAGTCGATCTTTTTCACGTTATAAATGTGACCGTTAGAGCTGCCACCTGCCACGGGAAGCGTGACAGTCAGAGGCCCGCTCGTCGTATCGCACAAGATCGTATAGTCCGCGGGCGTGACGGTGTAGTCCGTGGTCACCGATTTAGTGGGGTAGCCCAAGGCGGTAGACGACGGAACTACCACCGGTCTAACAAACAGCGACCCGCTGCCGCTGTGGCCAGCGCGTACAACTGCCGCTACAATAACGCGCGCAAAAGCAGGGGAGGGCTCGACGTTGGTCAGACCACCTACCACTGTAGGGTCGTAATAGAGAATATCCCCGTCACTAAACGCGGACGTGTTAATACCGCGCACAACGCCGAAATATGTAACGAACCCGGACTCATTTTTGGCGATGTCCTGCGTTGCCACGCCCATAATCAGAAACCCGTTGGTCAGACCCGCGCTGGCAGGTGCGCCTTTTAGCCTGCCTGAGGCGCCGACAGAGCCGGTAAACATAACAACGTCGCCGTTTGAGATGGCAGCGTCTGCCTTGATATGGTAGAAGGTCTCCAAGCCAACCTGCTGTGTGACTCCGCCACCCATCGTCAGGTCCAGAGTGGAGTCGCCGTCGTTCCAGCTCAGCTGGCCGTAATCCACGTTTACAAGTTCGCGCGTCAGAGTCAGCTCTGTTGAGCGCAACGGGCCCGGATTAGACATCTGCTGCGTGTAGATCGCAAACGACTGCATTACATCGGCAAAATACCGTTGCTGGTACTCCGCGGGGGGCGATGCAAAATATGGAGTGGCGTTAATGCGGCTCATCTACGGCCATCCGGTTGAAGCCCGTAACGAAGTGCGCCGAGCCGCCAGTCTACGCCGACATCCGTGGACTCGACTCTAATGCTGAACTGCCTGCCCCGAAGCCGCAGATGGACTTGGTCTGTGCTTTCGAGGATCGTGGACGTTGTTTCCTTAGAGAAAGACGCACCTGAGAAATTCCGAACTCGAGTGGTGATGTTTAGCGCCGGAGTATCCGACGTAGAATCACGGAAGCCAACATCAGGCAACAGGCGCCTCACAAAAGTAAACTTCTCCCCGTCTCCCAAGTCCATCGGACTAGAGGCAATATACGCATTAATGGCCTGTGCGGGCGTCGTGCTACCGTCGTCGCTACCGAATTCATGGTTGTATAGGTTGTGGTCCGTACTCGCAGCGATAGGATAGTCCTCAATACCTCGCTCTACCCAAGCTGTTCGCGCCATATTCCCATGATACCACGTCTGTTCCATGTAGTTGAAAACGACGTAGCGGTCGTTTTCAGAGCTGGCGGCGGAGGGATAGAACCACCAGACTTCACTGTTCTCGGTGTTGAGTGCCGCGGTGATTTTGCTAAGCTGCAAGCGGTTCATGTCATCAAAAACATAATCTCTGACTGCGCAGGGCAAGCGCGTTACGGCCCCGTTGTAGTAGTAGAAATCGGTCAAGCACATCCAGAATGCCTGCTCGTCCACAGTCACGGCGGCCATAGGAGAGGCGATGTTGATGTTTTCAGAGAGAAGTTGCAGGCCGAAGGTGTACGGAGGTCCAAGAAACTGCATCCCGTAGAGAGCGGTATCCGTAAAGACCAGCGTTTGCTGCCGAGCCTCAAGCGCCAAAACGATTTCGGAGCCGGAGGAAAGCTGCAAACTTCCCGCTGTATTGGTCGAGAGAGTCTGCCAATCCGATAGGTTTTCTTGGTCCGAGAATCGGATAAGCATCGGGTCTTGAACCCCAATATTGTCTTCCGAGTCGCACCCAAAGGCGATGACGTGCCGATCTCGGTCAGAGATCATAACTTGTTTTGCAATCGTCGGGGCTAAGTTCGACCCCGGCAAGCTGGCAAGCGCAACCCCTCGGGTCGTCAGCCCGTTAGTTTTATCCCAGTAATAGATGCCCCCATCACGCACGTTAAATACTAGGTCTTCGCCGAAGTTATCGTGAGTCCAAAGCCGCAGTTTCGCGCCTGACGCCAAACTAGTTGCGCCAGACCCCCACGCTCCGCGCGACCATACTCCTGCGCCCCAACCCGTGCCAGTGACTGTAGTATCGAGACCCGTGTTGATCTGATACGCACCGATAACCGCTGCGCCACCATTACCGCTGTCAGACGCCGTGGCGAAAACATAGGTCGGGTCAAGGCCCGTGGCCGTCGTAATATCCACAATGGTGCTGACTGTTCGTGCCTCTACGGTGTAAGTGTCGGAGGTGAGCAGTTGGACGACCTGATATTCTTGGTTTAAAATATCGGCCGTGATAGCGTCTCCGAGAGTGCTAGCCCCAGAAAAGGTCACAAAATCGTGTTCCAGCACGCCGCTCCCCGCGCTTGTAACGATAATAGTTGCGCAGTCCACCACTGTAGTGGCGGTATGTGTCGCAGGAGTAGTCCCGTTGATGCCGCGCGTCACCCCCATCAGGCTGTTTCCCACAACAGCCGCGTAGCGGATTTCCTCGCTGTCAATCTTGATCAGTCCAGATGCCGGGAACCCTGTAGCACTCGTCAAGGAAATAGTTGCGTCGATGACGGTCACGTCGGCTGCGAGTGTATTTGCCGCGGCTGAAAATGTTACATCTCCGGCGGCGGTGGTTTCACGGATAGGCGTAATATCGTTATACCCGCCCCCTTCGTTGATGTAGTATTTAAGGTTCGTGCCGACACCCAGATAACGGCTACTATCTAGCGCCACCCATGGTAGCAAAGCACGGCACGTCCCAAGGAACGTTGCGTTGGACAAACGCGCCCAGCCACCAATCTTTTCGGGAAAGCCAAAACGGAATCGGACTTTGTCACAGTCATACCACCCACCTTCGTTGGCGTAGGTTGTGATGTCTTTGTTAATCCCCGGCCGGAATTGAAGTTTTGTCAGTGGCATCGAGCAACCCCGTTAAGTCAATGAGCGTTAACAAACTATAGCACATCGCGTCATGCTTGCAAAAGCGCAGCGCGGCACTGCGCCAATGTTGTTAAGGTTGAGTGGGCCAAGTGACCCTATTAGGGAAGCCAGCCTGTTGAGGCACATCAAGCAATGATTGACGCAAGGTTGCCACAGATGCTTGCTCGGATGCACTAAGGTCGCCCCAACGCAATGGGTTCATAACAATTGGATCAATCTCTGTCTGCAAACGGTAGTCGCGTTTCTCCCGCTCATTTTGTGCAAGTTCCGCGTCAAGTTCTGCCTGTGTTGGCGGGACATAAGCGGCAACATTGCCAGCGGTT